CTTTTTTTTTTTCTGTTTTTTTTTCCACTTTACGATTATTGTTGTCTTCAGGATGTATTCCGGTTTCCATCTTTTATAAGAAATAAAAAATAAATCTTTAATTTATATTAGTTTTCGCTTTTATTTGTGCAAAGATGTAAGAGTTAACATGGTTTCCAAAGGCTGCAATAACTATATAAACCGGCGTAAAGAATATCATCCCTGGTTAATGCGCCGTGTATTTTAGGATTGAACTGCTTGAATTTGAAAATCCAATCAGCGAATGAACTATTTTGTCGAACAATATATCCTTTTTCTTTAAAAGCATTAATTACCCAATCTAAATTTAGTAAATTTTCCTCATAATAATTCCCAGCGCTGAAAGGATGGATCACTGATATTTTATAACCGAGTGAAGTAAATTCATCTTCTCGATATAATTTTTTAATACTATATTTTATTTCATTATCTTCCATTAAATCCCAAGATTCTTCGTATTTAATTTGTTTTAGTAAATTAAATATTTTCTGCCCATCAAAACAAGTGAAAATGAAAATACCCCCAGGTTTTAAAAGCGAATCTACCAAACTAACAAAATTATCCAAAGATCCTTCATTTGTGATAATATAATGTAGAGCCATATTAATAACAATTCCATCTACACCTTTTCTGGGATAAGGTATGTCTTCAAGTAAAGCTATGTTTTCTTCATAATTATTAGTTAAATCCATATTTTGGGAATAAATAGAACAATTATTTTTAGGTTTTGGAGCGTAAATATAATATTCTTTATTATCCAACTCATATTTTCTGCGATTCAATTCCTCCAAAGCTTTTTTGTCTTTATCAGCAACCACTAGATTTCCGATTTGAAAACTATTGTAAATAAATAAATCTCCACCTTGTCCAGATGCTAAGTCGATCACCCAATTAGATCTTTGTAGTTGTCTAATCACTTGAGCTTTCACAAATGAATTGAATTTAGTTAATGCTTTATATTTCGTTTCTTTATTAGTTAAAAAGTATTTTTGTACATTATCTTTTTCTTTATTTTCATTTGTATCTTTTTCATTTTTGCCTTCTTTAACACAATGAGGATTGGTCAACATTTCGAGAGTGAAAGGATTTTGATAAGAAATGTAAGTATCTTCAGCAGTTTTAAAATCATTGCCATATCCGATATTTTTGAGAATATTAATGTCGCGATCAGGTCGTAACTTTTCAATAATCCAAAAACATTTATTTTTTTCCAAAGAATCTTTATTTAATAAAGCTCCGTGACAATCATATTTAAATTCTACAACATGTCCGTGAAGTTCGGTTTCGCTAATAGGAAGTCCTTCTAATTTAAAATCGAGAGGATGATAATAAATATAAGCTTGGGGATTAACGGAAGGTGAGAATTGAATTGGAAAATAAACGTCTTGAAATTTATATCCTTTAAAGATTTCATCATATTTCGGGACATATTCCATATTCAAAATCTTGAAAGTTTGGGCTTTAATTCCGCAAAAGAGAAAATACATTTCATAGCCTTCTTTTGGTAAATACGGCTTAATACCTAACAAACTCTGCGGAACTTTCATCACCATAAAATCAATAGTCATTTGTTCGGGAGGTTTCCACTTGTAAACAACCATATCAAAGTAATTTTCGGATGTGTTATATTTAATATTTTCCGGATCAGTAAAATTAGGCGTAAAAATCAGACCGTCCACTGGATATAATCTTGTACCTTGGTAAATTTTTTTAATTTGTCCAGCGAATTCATCTTTATCTAATCTAATCAGAATTTTTTTCTGGATAATTTTACCAAATTCCGAGACGAGTGTATCCAATTGCTCATTTCGCTCTTCAAGCTTTTTTTGAGTTAATTTTTGTCCGTTCAAATATAATAAATCGAAAATGTAAATTTTTCCGAATTTAGCTTTTTCGGGATTTAGATCAATTACTTCAGCGTCAAAAATAGTATCATCTTTAAAATAATCTAATTTAAAACCTTTGCTAATTACAAATTTAGTAACATCTACATAAAAAGTGGTAGTTAAAATTAGCATTTTAGTTTCAGTAATCCAGACAAAACAACGATCACCGTTAGCTTTGTCAGATAAATAATATTCATTTACTTTGGGAATAATTTTTTTGCAATATTCTTCATAACTAAAACCAATTGGCTGATTAGCTAGTTGTTTAAGAACAAATTTATTTTTGAATAAATTGGAAATGCTATTTCCCGATTGATCTTGCAAGCTCATCAATAATTTAGAAATCTGAAATATTTTTTCATGATAGTCTTTATAATCCGTCTCTTCCTGTTTTTCACCAACAAATCCTAAAATAAATTTGATAGCTTGCTCAAGACTTTTTTCTAAATTTTCTAAATTTTCTGCTTTGCCAATATATTCCAACTCTAACTCAAAAGAAATTTGTGGATCAGATGTACCAAAAACTCCGCTGGATATTAAATTTTCGATATGTTTTAGATAACTTTCAGTATTCAGCGCAGATTTGGGAAATAATTTATCTTTATATTTAACAACATTTTGAAATTGCGATGAATCCCGTAAAGATTTAACAAAAGTAAAGTCTAATCTCCAATCCGAAAGTTCTTCTAAAAAGACGGAAGATCTTAACTTCATTCTGATTTCATTAGCATTAGCAATACTAAATGCTTCAACTTCTGTTTCAGAAGCTAAAGAAATTCGATAATTTAAAACATCGTTAAAAACAATTCGATAGATCTGTTCTTTTTTGATATATTTCTCAGCTTTTTTAACTCCTTTTTCAAAGAAAGATTCTTTTCGATTTCTAACAGGATTAGGAGGTTTTTCTTCGTTATCTTTGCGGTCCCGACTTTGACGCTGTTTTGTGCTTGGCACGATTTGATTTGCCAAAGTAGCTGTGATAGATTCTTCTATTTTACTGGTAGTATTGTAATCAGTAATAATTTTTTGATAGATGTTTTTCCAAATTTCAAAAGTAGTATCAAATCTAATTTCTAATTCTTCAGCATTAGAACTCAAAAAGTGTTTTAGTAAATTTTCTTTAGACATGTTTGCGAGGTTTGCAGATCCCGCAAATGATAGATATATATTTTTGAAATTCAAAATTCTAAAAAATAAAACTCCATAAATTAGATCATTTTATCTCGCAAACCCACATCTAAATCACGTTTTCGAAGTTAATCATATCTAAGCTTGCGACAAGATTATCTTTCCATTGATTGAAAATTCTTTGCTTGCGTTTACTAATTTCCTCTACAAGTTCTTTTTGCAAAAGTTCAGAATATCTCTTTTTATTTCTCTCTTTAAGTTTTGAATCTAATCCCAATAAATTTCTCGAAAGAACAAACCATCTTATTTCTTTTTTATATTTTTTTATAAATTCCAAAGTAATAGTCGGATTTAATGATATGGATACCCAATCAAGTTCATCTTTATATTTTTCCACGAAATCACAACATATTTCTTTAGTTAAATCAAATCCAATACTTTGAGTAATATGATACCATTCAACTTCTGCTCGATTCTCTATCGCTAATTTTATTATAATTTCTTGAGAAAAATCTAAACATACATATGTAGATAAATTTCTCCAATTTAATTTATCATGGTATTTGACAATAAAATCAGTTGTCAAATATGGATTTGTTGATATCCAAAACCAAGACGCTTTATCTAAATAATTTTGTATCAAATTTATCGGAAGATTTCGCGAGATTAGATTCCAATCTAATTTTTCCCAATTTTCATCGATGAATTCCTTAGTTAAATTGGGGTTAATAGAAATATTTTCCCAATCGGTTTCGCTCATATATTTTTTGATCATGTCTATTTTAATACATGAATGTTGAAAAATAGAAGAACCAAATCTAGTCCAATTTTGCTCAATAAATTCTGGAGTAATCAGGGGATTTTTCACAATACTATCCCAATATATTTTATCAGAATACTTCTCAATAAACTCTTCTGTTAAATAAGGGTTACAAGATATTGATCTCCAATCCTGATGATCTAATCTATCTATTAAATACTTTGAAATAATTTCCGAAAAAGATGATGAGAATCTTGCGATTTCAAACAAATTTAATTTTTTATAATTTTCTTCGATAAATTCTTCTGTTAAATTAAAATTTTCACTTAATAAATTCCAATCAATGTTGTCTGGATTTTTTTCGATAATTCTTTGAGTTAAATTATTATTACCAGATAAAGATATCCATTCCCATGATTTCTTAGGATATGTTCTTAATAATTCTGGTAAAATATTATTGAACATCGGTCTATTTTAGATAAATTAAAATAATAAGTAATAAAATAATGTGATAATATAGAATAATACAAAATATTTATAAAAAATAAATCAAATTTTTAAATCATGGCTTTACGTAAACCTAGATCTAAGTCCCTTTTGCGGAGTTTAATTATATCTAAACTTGGGCCGATTTCACTTTTCCACTGATTGAAAATTCGTTGTTCACGTTTGTTGATTTCCATCACGAGTTCTTTCTTTAAACATTCAGAATATCTCTTTTTGTTTTTGTTTCTAATATTTGGATCCATTCTTAATCTATTTCTCAGGATTTTTTCCCATACTATTTTATCTTCATATTTTTTAATAAATTCTAAGGTAATAGTAGGATTTGATGATATTACTATCCAAACAATTTCCGATTTATATTTTTCTACAAAATCACAGCCTGTTTTAGTAGATAAATCTATGTGATCTCTTGATAAATGATACCAATTATTTCTCTCTCGATATTTTTCAATTAAATTCAAAATGCCTTCATGAGATAAATCTAATCTTCCACAAGCAGATACCATCTCCCAACTTAACTTATCACAATACTTGATAATAAAATCCGTGGTTAAACTAGTGTTTTTTGATAACCAACGCCAATTTATTTTATCTAAAAATTTTTCTAATATTTCCTGTGAGGTTATTTTTGAAACAAAATCCCAACTTAGTTTTTTCTGATTTTCTTCAATAAACCTCTCAGTCAAATTAGGATTTTTTGAAATGTATGCCCAATCAGCTCTATCGGAATATTTTTCAATTATTTCTACTTTAACACCCGGGTGTTTAAAAATAGAAGATTTAAATTTGTTTAAATTTCTTTCAATAAATTCCGGAGTTAAATTAGGATTTCTAGTCAATCGATGCCAATCTAATTTATCAGAATATTTTTCGATAAATTCTTCGGTTAAATAAGGATTAAAAGGAATAAAATCCCACAACAATTTCATATATTTTGGATATTTTTGAACAACTTCCAAAATATACATCGATTCTTGAACGACAATCAACCAATTTATTCCATCGGAATATTTTTCAATAAATTCTTCCGTCAGATTAATGCCGTTATTGGGTAATTTACAATGAATGTTTTCAAAATTTTTTTCAATCATTTTTTGAGTTATATTTTCATTTATTAATATCGAAGAGAAATTATATTTTTCACTGGGACACATTTTTAATAACTCTGGAAAAAGATTTCGAAACATTTTTTTGCAAAAATAAAACTCTGCTGGATAATTATAAAAAAAATAAATCAAATTTTTATATCATTTTCTCTCGCAAACCCACATCTAAATCACGTTTGCGAAGCTTAAGCATATCTAAACTCACAGCCAAATTGTTTTTCCACCGGTTGAAAATTTGTTGTTTTCTTTTACTAATTTCCTCCGTCAGTTCTTCTTGCAAGGCTTCGTTATATCTTTTTTTATTTCTTTTGATAATTCTTGAATCTAGATTGAAATGATTCCCGAATAGAAAATATATATTAGGTGTATATCCATATTTTTTTGGACATTTTTTAATAAATTCGGGAGTAATAGTGGGATTTTTCATAATCCAGTTCCAATTAATTTTATGTCGCATTTTCTTGAGAAAAGAACGATAACTTTTTTGAGATAGATCCAAACCTGGATCACTACATAAATATGCCCAATCAATATCTTCTTGATATAATTCTATCAAATCTAAAATTTCGTTTTGGGATAAATCTAGCAAACTAAATCTGGATAGTACATCCCAATCTAATTTTTTCTGATGTTCTATAATGAATTCAGTGGTTAAATTACTGTTAAAAGATATCTTTTGCCAATCCATCTGTTCTTCCGGACAATATTTTATCAAATTCAAAGAAGCATGATATAAAAGACAATTCCATTTAATATTTTGTTGATATTTTTTGACAAATTCTTCTGTTAGATTTGGTTTGTTAGAAATCATTTCCCAATTGACATTTCGTTTTTCTAAAATTTTTTCAATCAAATTACATTCTATATTGGGGTGTCTTACAATACCATCTTGAAATTCATCAATATGTTTTTCAATAAATTCCGGGGTCAGATGGGGATTAGCGTGAATACAACCCCAATTAATCTGATCAGAATATTTTTCAATAAAATCTAGTGAAAGATTAGGATTATAAGAAAAGGATATCCAATCTATTTTTTCGGGATATTTTTCAACAATTTCTGAAATAAAAGAGGAATCAAAACAAATCACATCCCAACTCAACTCATCAATATGTTTCTTAATATCATTTTCAGACAGATTAATAATATTATTCACCTTTGACCATTCAACAAATTCGGAATTTTCTCTAATCATTTTTTGTGTTAAGTTTGGGTTATTAGGTGCTTCGCGAAGCCATTCTTTGATTTCAATAGGATATTCTCGTAAAATTTCCGGAAGAATATTGTTAAACATTTTTTATTTTAATATATTGTTTTATTAAATAATTCAATATAATTATAAAAAATAAATCAAATTTTTATATCATTTTCTCTCGCAGCCCTATATCCAAATCACGTTTGCGAAGCTTAAGCATGTCTAAACTCGGTACTAAATTATCTATCCATTGATCAAAAATTCGTTGTTCTCTTTTACTAATCTCTTCCGTCAGCTCCTTTTGCAAAAGTTCGGAATATCTTTTCTTATTTTTTTTAAGGATTCTAGGATCCAATGCTAATTTGTTTTCTAAAAGAAAATGTGGTATAATTTTTTTATAATATTTTTCAATAAATTCTAAAGTAATGGTTGGATTTTGTGCCAAATTTGTCCAATCGAATTTTTCCTTATATTTTTCTACAAAATCGCAACATATTTTTTTGGATAAATCTAATCCGATATTTTTAGATAATAAATACCAATTTATTTTTACTCGACATTGCTCAATTAAACACAAAATATCTTCCCGAGATAAGTCCAATGCTTTATGATAAGATATAGCTTCCCAATGTAATTTATCATGATATTTAACGATAAATTCAGTAGTTAAGTTAATATTTTGTGATATCCAATACCAATCTATTTTATCTATAAATTTCTCCAATAAGATTATCGAACCTTTCAACATAAAATAAGTTTTATCCATTTTTTCCCAATTCTCCCTTACAAATTCTTCGGTCAGATTGGGATTTTTCGAAATGTATTTCCATTTAGCTTTATTAAGATATCTTTCAACCATATCCATTTTAATGTTGGGATGTTTAAAAATAGAAGACTTAAATTTATCTAAGTGTTTTTCTATAAATTCTGAAGTGAGTAGAGGATTTCCGGTGAGTTGATCCCAAACTATTTTATCAGAATATTTTTCAATAGTTTCTTCAGATAAATATGGATTACGAGAAATATATTTCCAATCTGATCCCTCTAAGGATTTTAAATATTTTTGAATAATTTCCGTGATAAATGGAGATTTTGCATAAAATTCAGACCAATTTATTTCATTATAATTTTTCTCTATAAATTCTTCTGATAAAATTGAATGTTCATAAATCAATCCCCAAGTAATACTATCTGGATCTTTTTCAATAATTCTTTGAGTCAAATTAGGATTATTCGATAGAGAAATCCATTCCAGTTTTTCATTAGGAATTATTTTTAATAATTCTGGCAAAATATTGTTAAACATTCAAGATATTTATAAAAAAAATAAAATCAAATTTTTATATCATAGACTTTCGCAATCCCAAATCTAAATCTCGTTTGCGAAGTTTAATCATGTCTAAACTCGGACCGATGTCACTTTTCCATTGATCAAAAATTCGTCTTTCTTTTTTGTTGATTTCTTCTACCAGTTCCTTTTGCAAAGCTTCACTATATCTTTTTTTATTTCTTTTGAGGATTCTTGGATCGAGATTGAATCTATTGGAAAATAAATTAAATAAACTAAGATCGTGTCCATATCTTTTTTTGTATTCCTTAACAAATTTTACAGTAATAGTTGGATTAACAGAAAGACCCTCTTGATCGATTTTATCCTCCATTTTTTCAAGAAAATGATAACAACTTTCTTGAGATAAATCTAAGCTAGGATTTTGACATAAATATGTCCAATCAATCTCTTCTTGATATAATTCCACTAAATCCACAATTTCTTTTCGAGATAAATCTAAATTATCTTGTTGAGATAGGACTGTCCAATCCAATTTTTCATGATTTTTCAAAATAAGATCAGTAGTTAGATTACTGTTGCAAGATAAGTGAAGCCAAATTGTTTCTTCTTTTTCTGGACAATATTTTATTAAATTTAATGGAGTGATTGTTAGAAATATTTTCCATATAATCTTTTGACTATTATTTTTGACAAATTCTTCAGTTAAATTCGGATTGCTGGAAATAGTTGCCCAATTTACTTCGGTCTTTTTTATAATTTTTTCAAATAAATCAAATTTCACATTGGGATGTTTGAAAATATTAGATATAAATTTATCCAAATATTTTTCAATAAATTCTGGAGTTAGATTGGGATTTTTCACAAGTTTATACCAAATTATTTGATCGGAATGTTTTTCGATAAAATCTTCTGATAAATGAGGATTACGTGAAAGAGATAGCCAATTTATTTTTTCAGGATATTTCTCG